CGGCGAATTCGATCCTTCAATTCACTCATATCATCACTTCCTTTATATATAGAATAGCACAAAGAAAATGTACTAGCAAGCACAAAATAATAAAATAAAGGGTTTACAAGTACATATAAATATGATAGTATGTACTTGTAAGCACAGAAGGGAGTGAAGAAAATGGAGAAGAAAGACATTGACGTCAAGCTCGAGCAGACAAAGAGACTGCTCGACGCGTTTGCGTATCTGAGCACAGCAGAGGTCAAAGCCTTTACCGACGCGATTGTCGGTGCGGCAACAATGAATCGTCTCGTCAACGCAGCGCGCCGAGACGGAGATGACGAGCCGTCCGGCCCATCGAAGGCGACCGCGTAACAGATCCCCGCCGCACCGCGGCGGGGCAAGTCAGGAAGGAGCAGCCAATGGATAAAGAGGAGAAGCTACGCAAAGCGGCGGAATACATTGTTTCGGCGGTGTACCCGTCACTCGAGCTTGAGAAGGATACCGAAGCAGCTCTTCGGCAGGTACGAGCGCTTGTAAAAGCTAAGCTGGAGGAGAAGAGGTGGACCCTCTCTCCCTACGAGATGGCGCAGCTGGCTGATGCACGTGAGCGCGTCCGCCGCGGCGAGATTGATCCGCGCGACGTGTACATCTGAGAGGAGGGACGGCAAATGCAAATGACGCATAAGGCAGACCTGCTCACGGAGGGGATTGTGAAGAAGCTCAATCTCCTGATTGCAGCCGACCAGCTGACCGGCTACGCGCTGACCGTGCGGGCACCGGGCGAGCAGGAAGCGATGTACGGAGCTGGATCCACACATCGCGGTCACGAAGAAATGCTCGTGTGGGCGGCAAAATTCATCGCCGCTGTCGCAAAGGACCGCCACGAGCATCCGGCGTCAGTCGCTCAGAAAGCGGCCGAGGTCGCCGAGTACGATCTGATGACGGAGTGGGAGCGCACGAAGAGACTCTGCAAGGCGATGGGGCTCACACCACCACCGCCGCCGTTTTGCGAATGAATGAAGAGGAGAGCAGCTGATGAAGAAAGATAAAAGGGATAGAGACAAGTGTGTAGTCAAAGCGCTGAATGAAGCCACCGCAGTCATGCAGCGTATGGAAGATACTGGCGACATCGACGGCTTCGCCGTCATCACACAGCGGCCGGAGCTGGGGCCGGTGAGCCAGTCCGATACCGGTGTGAGCATTGCCACCAATGCGAGCGATAAGCAACTTGTTGTGTGGGCGGCGGTACTTGTGCGCACCGCTATCCAGAGAGGCGGATACTCGCCGACACTCGTCGCCCGAGATCTCACCCGGATGATAATCGAGTGGGGGCGATACGAGCGAGGGTACCGTGAGTATAAGGTAGAGCAGGATGAGGAGGAGTGAGGATGACGTACATTGACAAGCGCGGCTGGAAATTCGAGGTCATGAATGGTCTCGGAGACGTCTGGAAGGCCTGCTACAATAAGCCGTACAGGAATATCTGGCAGGAGGTCGACGTCCTGCCGTGGCGTGAGAGTCGCGAGGACGCCGAGCACGATCTCGAGGTATACGCAGCGTCGCACAGCATGAAGAAGGTGGAATCATGAGACGATTGAAGCAGATCAAGCTGACGTACCGCGAGAAGACCGGCACGAGCTACAAGATCGTCTGGGAGGAGTCGGCGGGCGGCAAGCTCTGGGAGAAGCACTTGCTCGAGAGCAGTGAGTATCCGCGCGCTGAGCTTGAGGAGGCTGTCGATGATATGGGCCGCTTTCTCATCGCGGTGTGCGCAATCCGCCTGACGGACGAGCAGGTACACCGCAATGTCGACGTCACTCGAGTCGCCGCTGACTACAGGAGCGTCCGCAAAGTCGCCATTTCGGCAGATGTGCTTCTGCCGTCGAGCTATTGCATCGCCCTCAACGGCCCGGCGATGCCGTGCCAGCCGCAGGGCGACGAGCTTGACAGATCCTTTGCCAAGCTCGAGGAAGAATGCTTTAGATATATCGACGGCGACCGGGCCCAGCAGAAGCTCTTCGCCGAGGATGAAGAAGATGAGGAGGGGTAAGCATGATGACAAAAAGCGAAGTCGAAGAGATGCTCAAGGAAATCAATGCATCAAAAGAAGCGGAGTGGCAGGAAATGGCCAAGAATCCAGAAGAGGCGAGCAAAAGCGTGATGGGGGCTGTGTATTCGGAGCTCAAGGAAGCACAGAGCCACGGCGTCATCAAAGCCTTCATCGCGAGCAGCTTGCAGGACGGCAGCACGCATGTCGCGCTGAGCGGCGACATGACAGAGATGCTCGCCCTCATCGCTGATGTAGTCGCTGACATCTGCGACGAGGAGCCGGATAAAATCGCAAGATTCTGCGATTCGCTTGAAGAAGCTGCGGCAATCATGCTGGCAAAGCGGAAGGCGCTGCATTGAGCGGGCGGCGCGAGTGGGCCATTGTCATCGCGACGGCGGCGGCTGTGACGCTATTGCTCGAGATCGTCTTCGGAGTGCCATTTCACTGACCGAAAAAGGAGGTTGCGATATGGAGCGCATCAATGCAGGTGGCATCCGCAATTTCAGTCCGCTGGCCTTTATTGAGCGGCTGATGCAGCTCAAACTCGATCAGGACGGGCTCAAGGATGTGACTGTCCGAGCGCGTCCGATCGAGCCCAAAAAGCGGGCGGAACCAGAAAAAAGAGAAGCATAGCGAGACATTGTAGCAGGCGGCTTCGCGCCGCCTGTGCAGTCTTGCTAAAGAGATTAATATCTCGACATATTCCCGGATAAATATGCAGATCAAGAAGGGGAAAAAGAAGCAGCCGAAGATGTAGGAGAAGGGGTATGGGATACTGGAAGAAGAGCTGGAAGAGCAGAGACGGAAGTGTCCAGATCATCGACAAATACCACAGCAAGAGGGCGATGCCGAGCAGCCCACTGATACGAGAGAGAAGGCGAAAGCGGACGGGTGTATCGACGCCGACACAGGAGCAGGTCAATCTGAGACATCGGGTCGATAGGCTGGCAAGACTCCTGCTGGACAATTTTACAGTCGGTGACTGGTGGGTGACTTTTAAGATCGCAGAGCCAGTCGATGCGAAGACCTTCCGGCGCGAGTATGAGAAGATGATCCGCAGGATGCGCGATGCGTATCGCAAGGGCGGGCACGAGCTCAAGTACATCGCAGTGCTCGAGAATCTCTCGGGACGTGGCCGGATGCACGGCCACATCATCGTCAATAATGTGTCGGCCTTCTCACGACTCAAAAAGCTCATGCGGGCGGCCTGGCAGCTCGGCGATTGTCACATCAAGCCGTATGGCGGCGAGGTGATGGATGCCCAGCGGCTGGCGTCATACATGTGCAAAGAGGATACCATCGGCAAAGCCCTACGCGAGCGCAAAAAGATTATGACGGCCGCACGCAAAGGCCGGAAGGTCGACGGGCGGCAGCTCAAGAAGCTCGACCGGATCATCACGAGCGAGCGCTCACGCATCTGCCCGTCAACAAACCTCGTCAGGACAAAGCCCAAAAAAGAGGTTGTCAGCAGAGCTGAGACATACCGCGAGGAGATCCGCGCGCCAAAGGGCTACCACGTCGTCAAAGAGCTCAGCTACAATGGCTGGACGGTAGACGGATATCCCTACCAGCACGCGGTATATGAGCGGGATGGCTAGATACTCACAAAGATATACACAGGATGTGGACAAAGATGGAGCACAGTATAAAGCGGCTGGCCGAGGCAATGTACTACCAGCACAGCGTCCCGCGGCATCAATCATATCCGTGGGAGGTGGCACGCCATCAGCTGCGGCGGATGAGCAAAGAAGAAGTAAAGGAGCGTTTGCTACAAGATGTACATCAAAAAAGGATGGAGAACACCGCAGGGGATGAGCCAGATGAGCCGGAGCGCGACGAGTCGGGCCAATAATGCCCAAGGCAGGCTCATGGAGGACATGATCCTCGGGGCCTGCCGCGATTACGAGAGCCGCGGCATCGCGCGCATCGTCAAGATGCCGGAGCCCTTTCGCGTCATGCGCAATACAGACCGAGGGCGCGGCATTGCGACGGTGCGATTTACGGGCAGGGCTGAGCCGGACTTCGTCGGCTGCCTGGCGGGCGGACGCATGATTGCTTTTGAGAGCAAGTACACGACGGCCGACCGCATCCGGCAGAGCGTCGTCACGGATGCGCAGGCCGAGGCACTCAGCCGCTACACGATGCTCGGCGCGGGCACGTATGTATGCTGCGGCATCGGCACCGGCTACGAGCTCAACTACTACATGGTGCCGTGGAGTACCTGGGCTCACATGGGCGTCACGTACGGCCGCAAGTACATGACGCGCGAGGATGCAAAGATGTACCGCGTCAAGGCGGATGCGGTCATCCACTTCCTCGATAATATCTAAAGCCAAAAGTCAATATCTATCATGGCCGGGCAGAGAGCAGCCTTTTTTCGCACGGCCGCAGGAGGTAAAAAATGAAGATCTTCACAATTGCAAATCTCAAGGGCGGCGTCGGCAAGACGATCACGACGGTCAATGTCGCGTATCTCTTAGCAGCAGAGCAGGGACGTCGCGTGCTGGTCGTCGACAATGACCAGCAGGGCAATGCGAGCCACTTTTTCGGCCGCTACGGATACGACAAGCCGGGCGTGGCCGAGGTGCTGGCGCGCACGGCAGGGCCCGAGGCGGTGATCCAGCACACGGATTATGAGAATATAGACGTAATCGCAGCGAATCTCAATCTCGCCAAAGCCGAGAAGGCCGTCCTGCTCGACACGATGGTCCCGCAGCAGGTGCGTCTGCGCGAGTGCCTGCGGAAAGTTAAAGATGCGTACGATTACGTGCTCATCGACAATGCGCCGAGCCTCGGCATGTGCGTCGTCAATGCACTGACGACAAGCGACTGGCTCATCGTACCGGCCAAGATTGACAGATGGACATTCGAGGGCGTCGACATGCTGCTGCAGCAGGCTGAGCAGGTGCAGAGCTATTTCAATCCGCAGCTTCGCTTCGCAGGCACGCTCATTACAAATTACAGACGTAATGAGAGTAACCGCCAGGGCGCGGAGTGGCTGCGGGCGGCTGGCAAGTACAAGCCCTTCCACTCGATGATCCGCTGGACGGATAAAGTCGATGAGAGCACATTCGCCGCCGCGCCGATCGTCGTGCACTCGCCACGGTGCAATGCAAGCAAGGACTATCGTCGCTTCGCAGCCGAGCTGATGCGCCTTGCTGGCGACATGCCCGACGGCGAGCAGAAGGGTGGTGAGCAGGCATGACAAGCATCAATGAGCCGAGCACAACATGGAAGATGTATAAGTCGCGCCGCGCCGATCGCACACGCCATCGCCGCCAGCTGGCAGCGACCTGCAGGGCGGTCGTGACGATTCTGTCGGCGGCCGCCAAGACAGTAGTCGTGCTGGCCGCGCTTTACGCGGCGGCCTACATCGCCGCCGCGATTTGAGGAGATGAGCAGGATGGACAATGCGGCAAGAGACGAGTGGCAACAGCTGTGTAGGCCGGGGCGCGAGTGCTTTAGATGCCAGTACCGCGACTGCCGGAATCAAAATGCAAGGCGGACACCGGAGAAGACAGCGATGCTCGACTGTGCAGGGTTAAAGAGCATATGGGCCGCGCGTGGGAATTGGATAGCGAGGACGAGGAGGAAGAAAAATGTTTGACATCGCGAGCCTGATGTCTGAGACGAGCCGTCAGGCATCAGAGGTAAAGCCGTACGAGGCTGTACGGCTGCCGATTGATAAATTGTATCCAGACTCGGCAAATGCAAAAATCTATAGCATCGAGAGCATCGAGGAGCTGGCCGACAGCATCGAGCTGGCGGGCGGCGTGCTGCATAATCTCGTCGTGCGCGAGCCGGATAAGGATGGCAGATACCAGATCATCAGCGGAGAGCGCCGCTGGACGGCGTGCAAATATCTCGTCGAGCAGGGACATGAGCAATATCGGGAGGTCGGCTGTCTCATCGAGCACGAGCGCGACGAGGATACGCTGCAGCTCATGCTCGTGCTCGCCAATAGCACGGCAAGGCAGCTGACGGATGCTGAGAAGATGCGCCAGGCCGAGGCACTGACGGCGGTGCTGACGCGGATGCGCAAGGAGGGCAAGGTACAGGGCCGCGTCCGCGACCTCGTTGGCAAGATGCTCAAGACGACGAGTGGACAGCTCGCCCGCTACCACGCGATACAGGCCAACCTGCAGGGCGGCCTGCGCGACAAATTTGAGCGCGGCAAAATCGGCATCAGCATTGCCTACGAGGCAAGCAAGCTCGACAAGGCCGGGCAGGATGCTATCGACAAGCAAGCCGAGCAAGGAGCTGTCACGCTCAAAGATGTCACGATCGTCAAGCAGCAGAGCGACGACAGCGAGGAGTACAAGGCCAAGATGGAGCGGCTCAAAAAACATCGCGAGCTGGAGCAAGCGCGGATCACGAGCGACACCGCACTGGATGGCGATGTGGTAGCTGCAGGGCAATCGGCAATCACGCAGCACGCGACGGGCGGCAAAATGCTGGCTGTCATCGACGAGCACGAGCCGGTCGGACATAAGGGTGAGCCGGAGGCCGTGCCGCCAGCCATCGGGCCGGACTGGCACGATATCGAGCTCAAGACCCAGATCAGCGCGCTGCGGTATGTACAGCGCGAGCTTGACAGGATGCATGTCGGGATGATGACAGGATCAGCACCGGCGACAAAAGAGGAGGTCGGCGCTATGCGAGGGGCTATCAATCGGGCAGTGGATGAGCTGATTGACATCGTCCAGGTAAAGCTCGAGTGCTGCTATGCCAGTAAAATTAATGCGATGAGAGGGGATAAGTGATGAGTTTTGCAAAGAAGATGGCCCGCAAGCGCGCCAAAGAACTAAAAAAAGACGGCGTCGCCGCCGCCAAGCGCAGCGGGCGGGTCGAGAAGAAAGTGCGGCATCTGACGCCGCGGGAAATCGTCGAAGACCGCAAGACAGTCACAGAGGCGTACGACACATTGACCGTCGTCTTTGACGTGGCAGTGCACCGCAAATGGGGCTGGGGCAAAGAGCGCCGCGCCAGACTGCATAAAAAAATGGCCACCCACTTGCTCTGCTTGAGAGACAGGACAGTCAAGACGAGCGACATCGAGCACATCATCAAGGCCGAGACCGGACTTGAGCTCGACAAGAAGCACCTGCACGCTGAGTGGTGGGACCACGAGCGCGAGATACAGTACCGCTGTGTCGACGACATGAGTGCAATCTTTATGATCGCGCTCATGGATGAATTTGGCTACAAGGGCAAAGCCCTGGACAGCGTCTACGACGTCGCGGCGGAGATTGCCCATGAGATCAAAACAGGCAAAAAGACAGTGGCAGACCTGCGGGCGGAGCTGGAGCCGCGCAAGAGAAAGAGAAAGGAGGCCAAGGCATGACGGATGAGGATAATGCGCTGATGAATGCTGTATTCGGGTGCGTACGAGCCTGTGTCCCGGAGATGGATGCAGAGGGACGCTTTCACGAGGCAGCGCAGCTGACAAAGGTCAATAAAGAGTACCAAGAGGCTTTTGCGGCGTGGGAGAAGTGGATGGATAGCGGCAGCAGAAAAGACGAGGTGGATTACCTCGAGGAGATCGTCGATACAATGACGGCGCTGGCTACATTGCTTTGGGCGCATACGAGAGATGCCAGCCCATCGCATAGACGCGCTGCAAAGGTTATTGAAAAGGTCATGGATATAGTAAGGACCAAGAATGAGCTGAGAGGCTACCATGATTTTGGGGAAGAAGGCGAGGAAAAGTGAAGAAGAAAGCCGAGCGCGAGGTCGTCTGTACGCTTTGCGGCAAGACATTTAGCACGACCTGCCCGACGGTCAAGCATTGTCCAGAGTGCCGGGCCTTTATCGGTAAAGGGGTGCGGGACCCGAAGCAAGTCGGGCACCGCAAGGGAAAGAAGAAGCACTACGTCACGCCGCAGGAGCCGCTCGACGAGATGGCCGCGCGGGCGGCAGCTCTCGGCATGAGCTACGGCCAGTATAGCGGCATCAAGCGGGCGGGCGGCTGCCCAGGACCACGCAATCACGAGCACTACATCAATCCGGCGTGGCAAGCATGGAAGGATAAAATATACGGCATCGTCGAGCGCCAGAAGAGGCGCGTCGAGGAGGCCGGGAAGAAAGGGGGCGCATGACATGAGCAATATCATGGCTTTTGTACTCGGAGCTGTCGTAATGGCTGGCATCGTCGCACTCGTCGTCGTCATCTCGTGCTGCAAAGTGCCGAGTCAATGGTCACATTTCGAAGAGTGGAGCGACATGAAGGTCGGCAGATGGGACGAGGTGCCGCTCGACGAGCGGATCGAGAAGACAAAGCGCAAGTAAGCGCAGAAAGGGGAGGAAAGCATGAATATCGACATCAGAGGAATCTGGCGGTACAAAGCGGCACGAGAGACCTGCGAGGGACTGCGTGATGTAATTACGGCGCAGACCGCGGCAAAAGAAGCTGCCATCGCCGCCAAGGATGCCGTCATTGAGCAGAAAAATCGCGAGGTCGAGCTGGCCAAGGCGAAAATCAGTCAGCTGCAGAAGGAGCGCGACGACGCTCAAAAAATAATTGACACAGCGACCGAGCGATTTTTTTGTGAGAAGGATAAGCTCAAGAAAAAGCACGCTGAGGAGGTCAAAAATCTCGAGGCGGAGGCAGAAGAGCAGCATCACAGCTATGAGAGCCTCGAGGAATACTGCAAAATGCTCGAGGATGACGCCAAGAAGCTCAAGGAGAAAATCAAAGACCTCGAGGCCGAGAATAAAAAGCTCAAGAAAATCCGCTGGCGCTGGCTCGATGCCGAGCACGGCTGGTGGCCGGTCGAGAGCGCCGACCTCGATGACCTCGTGATGAAGTTGCCCTACGTCGTCTACACGATGCAGAAGCGTGAGGAAGAGAAGGAAGAGAAGAGAATCCCGGAGGTGTAATTATCATGAATCAGGCAATCATCATAGGGCGGCTGACGCGCGATCCAGAGGTACGCTATACGCAGTCCGGCACGGCCGTCTGTACGTTTACGCTGGCAGTCGACCGGCCGTGGGCACACAACAAAGACCAGCAGAGCAATCAGCCGACGGCTGACTTTATCCCTGTCGTGACCTGGCGCAAGCTCGCCGAGATCTGCGGCAACAACCTAATCAAGGGGCGTCGCGTCGGCGTGCACGGCCGCATCCAGGTCAGGAGCTACGAGGCACAGGACGGCTCAAAGCGCTATGCGACCGAAGTCGTCGCAGAGGACCTCGAGTTTCTCGACAGCCGCAAGGATGCAGGAGCGGCAGCACCGCCAACGGGCGGCTTCGGCCAGACAACCGGCGCCGTCTCGGGTGGCAAGCAGGACCAGACCTTCGGCCCGGCTATCCCGGACGAAGAAATCCCATTCTGAGAGGTGACAGACGTGGAGAAAAAGCATTTTAGATGTGGCACGATAGAGGATATCTTGATGAGCCCGAATGTCGATTACACCATCGGCGGCAAATGCAGTGAGTGTGGCGCTTGCTGCGCCGACATCATCCCGGTATCATCTCGCGAAATAAAAACAATAAAAGCCTACATCAAGCGCCACCATGTAGAGCCGGTCAGGCATGTACCTGCTGGCGGCAATGTCATCGACGGCCTGTGTCCATTTTGCGATACGGGCAAGCCGCGGAAGAAATGCCGCATCTACAGCGTGCGGCCAGGCATTTGCAGGCGATGGATTTGCTCGCACCCGGACGGCCGCCGAGCGGGCGGCGCGACACGGATGCTTGTATCGATGTGGGAGGTATTTTACGGTGAGGACCATTATAAAGGGACAATCGATATACTGCCAAAGCTGCCAGACACGCAGGGGGCTGCATCGAGTCAAGCTGCAGCGTCAAGGCAGTGAGGCGATCATGTATCTCTGCGACGATTGTATCAAATATGTCGCCGATATGATGGGAGGTGATGGCGGATGCGAGGAGGATACCAACGGCTGCCTACACCACTTCCGCCGAGCGTGATTGCGAAGCGGCTAAAAGCGATGGCCGATAACCTCGCTCTGCTCATCGTGTGGCGCAATGAGGCTAAGACGAGAAGAAAGGCGAGAGCCATCCAGCGCGCTATCGACAAAATGGCAGAGCTCTACAGAGAGCGGGGCTTGAGCATTGGCGGAGATTTTGCACGATTGCTTGATGGAAGAAGCTGGGATAGCACTACGACGGTAGCGGAAGTACGAGAGGCAGAGAAAACCATGCCGTGCTTTAAATATCTGCCGTGGCCGGGTGATGACCGCCGAGAGGAGACGCGGAGATGAAGAAGAAAAGCTATAGCGAGATGGAAATCATCCGCGAGATTGAGAAAGCCGTGCTCACTGGCCTCAAGAAAGAAGGATGCCAGCGGGCGGGAAAAGATTGCGAAGTGTGCCCACTGGCAGTCTGGGTAGAGAATGGGGGCACTTGGCTATGTGAGCCGGGCGACTTACTGAAGATCGTCAAAGGATGGCAGAGGGCTGATAGAGGACAGATGAAATGATGTTTGAAAGACGTGGAGGGATGAAGAAAATGAAAGAAGTAATCTGGAGCGAGGATCAGACTGTGGGAAAGATGAGCGGCGGCTATGTATATCGCGTGCCACTAGGCCGTGGTTATGCGATGAGCATCCTCTCGACACAATACTCTTATGGCGGGCAAGAAGGACTGTACGAGATTGCCCTGGTGGGTCCAGATGGTAAGCTCGCCAATATCAGAGGCCAGGTCAAGGGCTTTGATGACGACGAGGTGCTCGGCTGGCTCAGAGAGGAGCAGGTGCGCGAGTACGTCAAAGTACTCGGCGACTTTGTCTGGTATCACAAAGGCATGGACATCGAGCAGATCAAGCGGAAGCGCTGGGCAGAAAAATGGAAGGGGCGTAATGCCTGGGGCAAGATTGTCGAGGAGATGCGCGAGAGGAAGAAGTGGAAGGCCTTTGTGATACCAGACAAAGCAAAGCTCTTTTGGGAAAGATCGAGAGCTTGGAGCGATGAAGAAAATCGGGCTCTAATTACTACCGAGAGCCAAGCAAAGACTGAATAAATAACCACATGTCAGCCGGTCGGGTCGACATCATCTCTATATAATAGTAAAATAGGAGACAGTACAAAACGTACTTTGTCCGAATCGGACACTGAGAGAGCAGCCGAAAATCTCAAGGTGTGGAGGACAGTATGACAGAAAAAGACGTGGAGACAATCAAAGAGCTAATTGGCAAGGCAGTGGCCAGTGCATACACGGCTGGCAAGCGGGCGGCAAAAGACCCGTACCGGCAGACCGAGCGGCGACTCAGGGCATATCCTGTGCTCAAGCGCAATGTCGAGCGGTACAAGGCGGATATCGAGGACATCAAGCGCGAGGATTTTGGCAAGAGCCAGAGCCTCGTGCTATTCCGGCGCAATTCCGGCCAGCCGCCAAAGAAGGACCTCGAGGAGATCCGCGAGGAGAAAATTCTCGAGGTGCGCGTCAAGCTCGAGCGCGACGAGAAAGAGATCCGCGAGATCGAGACGGCGCTTGAGTATGTCGAGGATTGGCCGTATTACGAGGTGATCGAGATGATCTACTTCCGTGGGCTCGGTCAGCTCGAGGTCGAGGCACGCTTACATTGCGACCGCTCGACGGTCTACCGCAATCGCAAGATCCTCGTGAGCCGCATCAGTGAGGCGCTCTACGGTGCCGATGCACTTTGATGCGACAGACTTGCGCGACAATCGTGCAACATTCCCGCGAAAAAAATGTGCTATGATAAAAGACATGGACACAGTATGAGACAACTCATGCATCATCTCCACGTCACGACAAGGGACGCCAGCAATGGCGTCTTTTTTCGTGCGCAAAAGGAGGCGGGGCGAGTGAAGATCTATTGCGACAATGAGCGCTGCAAGTACAATGACGCGCAGACCTGCACGCAGAATCTCGTCTACTACATCGGCCGGAAGTGCATGACGTACCGCGACGGGCGGCACCACGAGACAAGCCGCCTGATGTGGACGAGTGAGCGTACCGGATGCCGCAAGCGCGGCGGCCGGTATGTGTCGGACGGGCGCAGGGTCATCAAGTGAGGGAGGAGGTGAGGCGCGTGTGCAAGGAAAGAGCAAGTGGGAACTGGCAGAACTGGATTATGTCGCGGGGATGAAGTACCGTGAAATCGCCGAGAAATACAATGTCAGCATCAACACCGTCAAGAGCTGGAAGGTGCGCCACTTCTGGGACCGCAAGGGCGACGGCCCGCGGAAAAGAAAGCGTGCACACACGATGCGTATAAAAGCGCGCACACAAAAGATGCAGGAGCAGGAGGAGCGCGACGAAGAAAAGCGGAAAGCCATCCGGGCACTCGTCAAGGTCGACAAAATCAATGAGCGTCAACGGCTCTTCGCACTCTACTACTTCCAGACACACAACGCGACCGCTTCTTACCAACGCGCGTACGGGTGCACGAGGGCGGCGGCTTCGGCTTCGGCTTATAAGCTGCTTAAAAATCCTGCGATTGTCGCGGCGATACGAGAGCTGCAGGCCGACCGCGACGCGACACTGCTGCTGACGGCGGGCGATGTGGTCGACCTCTACATGCGCATCGCCTTCAACGGTTTTTGGGACATGATGCGCTTCAAGCACGGCAAGGTCATGCTCAAGGATCTCGAGCAGATGGACACGCAGCTCATCGAGTCACTCAAGGTCGATGACCGAGGTGTGATCTCGCTCAAGACGGCCGACAGGATGAAGGCACTGAGGTGGCTAGCAAGCTACTTCGAGCTCAACCCAAGCGACCGCCATCGGGCGGCTTACCAGGCCAAGATGGCCGAGCTCAGGGAGCGCGAGATCAAAAGCAAGGAGGACGGCTGGTAATGGCACAAGCGTGGGCAATGAAGCTCTATCAGTCGCGCGAGTGGCGCGAGCTCAGACGAGCGATCATCCAGGAGCGCGGCCTGCGGTGCGAGGCGTGCGGGCGGCTGGTACACAACGCGTCCGACCTGACGGCCGACCACATCCGCGAGCTGACGCCGGAGACGGTGCAGGATGCCGACATCGCACTCAATCAAGACAATGTGCAGCTGCTCTGCGCGGACTGCCACAATCGCAAGCATCAACGCTTCGGCCACACGGGCCGGGGCGTTTTTATCGTCTACGGCTCGCCGTGCAGCGGCAAGACGACGCTCGTCAATCAGCTCAAGCTGCGCGGCGACATCATCGTCGACATGGACCTGCTCTATCAGGCGGTGAGCGGGTGCGTGCTCTACGATAAGCCGGATAACATCAAGCAGGTCGTCTTCCACATACGAGACACTCTGCTCGACGCCGTCAAGACGCGGCTCGGCAAGTGGCATAATGCGTACATCATCGGCGGCTATCCGTACAAGGCAAAGCGCGAGGCACTGGCCAAGCAGCTCGGCGCGCAGCTCATCTATTGCGAGTCGACGCGCGAGGAATGCCTGGCACGCGCCAAAGAGCGCGGCGTCTTCGCGGCGGATTGGGAAAAGTACGTGCACCGGTGGTGGAGTGAGTACGAGCCGTGAGCACCTCGGGTGGACAGCCCCCCCTGGCCTTGCGGCCCGAATCAAAAAATTTAGAACCGTGCGGGATACCTTTTTAAAATCCGCACCGAAAATTTGACTTTTCGGCCGAGCTTTTTGGAATCGAGGTGAGATGGGTGGAAGTCAAGCAAGAGTATGAGAGACTGCGCGAGCTCTTCCGAGATGGCGCGGACGAGAAGCTGATGGAAGCGGCGGACGGTGCCATCTTGGAGGCCGCGCGCATCCGCTGCCAGCTCGACGAGCTCAACAAGATTGCGCGGGCGGGCGGCCTCGTCAAGTATGACCCGGCGAACCCGTCACGCCAGAAGACGCAGCCGATTGCGCGAACCATCACGCAGGTGCGCGCGAGCTATATCAGCTACGTCGCCAAGCTGACCAAGATGCTCGGCGGCGGCTCACTGGAAGATGACGACGATGACCTCGACGAGTATGAGTAAGGCAGGGCGGAAGAAGCCGGACGAGAAGCGGCCACGCCTGCTGGCACCGTACCGCTCCTATCTGCATCTCTATGACGAGAAAATCAAGAGCGGCCAGATCGTCGCGGGCACGCACATCAAGCAGGGAATCCAGAGATTCCTCGATGACTTCGACAATCCAGAGCTGCGCATTGACTTGTCCGAATCGGACAAGCGAATCCGCTTCATCGAGAACGAGTGCAAGCTCTACGAGGCGCCGTTCAGCGGGCGGCCTTTCCGGCTCGAGCTCTTCCAAAAGGCCATCATCGAGTCAATCTATGCCATCAAGAAATGGAACCCCGAGGCAAACTTCGGCAAAGGCGGCTGGGTGCGAAAGTACCAGGATGTCCTCATTCTCATCGCGCGCAAGAATGGCAAGACGCCACTCGTCGCGGCCATCTCGCTGTCAGAATTTATGTGCGGCGAGATGGGGACGAAAATACTCTACGGCTCAAATGACTTTGAGCAGGCCGACCTCGCCTTCTCAGCGACGGACGCTATGCGCGAGGAGTCGCCGAGCATGGCCAAGCGCACACGGCGAAACCAGAAGGGCATCTTCTTCGGCAACCCGAAGCACCGCAAGACCAAGGGCAAATACTCATATCAGAATAAGGGGTCCATCCGCAAGATCTCAGCCAACGGTAAAAACAAAGAGGGCCGCAACATCAAGGTAGGCGTCGTCGATGAAGTGCACGAGATGGAAGACGATCACCTCATCATGCCGATACAGCAGGCGCTCTCGACGCAGGATGAGCCGCTCTATTTTGAGATTACGACGGAAGGATTTACAGAGGACGGCTACCTCGACCACCGCCTTGCCGATGCGCAGAAGGTGCTCGACGGTGAGCTTGACCGGCCGGACTGGGCAATCTGGTGGTACAGCCAGGACAGCGAAGAAGAGGTCTGGCAGGATGAGAAGTCCTGGCAGAAGAGCAATCCGGGCATCGGCGTCATCAAGAAATGGTCGTACCTTCGCAAGCAGGTCGAGGAAGCAAAGAGCAATCCGTCGCAGCGCGCTTTTGTGCTCGCGAAGGATTTTAATATCAAGCAGAATTCGAGCGCCGCTTGGCTTGACGAAGCAACCATCATCAACACCGAGACCTTCAAGCCCGAGATGCTGCGCGGCCAATACTACATCGGCGGCCTTGATTTTGCCGAGACGACCGACCTCTGCTCGGCTCGCGCCCTCTTTGAAGACCAGCAGACGAAGAAGAAGTACACGCTGCAGATGTACTTCATACCGGAAGCCAAGGCAGACGCGATTCTCGACGATGACTCACAGCTCAACCCCGAGCGGAAGAATTACCGCGAGTGGGAGAAGCAGGGCCTCGTCGTCATCTGCCCAGGCGCGGAAGTCGACGCCGAGCTCGTCGCGGGCTGGTTTGTCGACCTCTACGAGCACTACGGCATGATGCCCTACAAGATCGGCTACGATAATTGGCACTCAAAAGACTTCCAGGAAATCATCGCTGAGAATTTCGGTAAAGAGGTGCTCGAGCGCATCGGCATGGACTTTATGAGCCTATCGGGCCCGATGCGATCACTCGAGTCGGATCTCGGGCGCAATGTACTCGTCTACAACAACAACGAGATCGACCGCTGGTGCCTGGCGAACACGGGCTACAAGACCAACAACATCGGGCTCATCATGCCCGTGAAGAAATACGGCACGAGCAAAAACCGCATCGACGGTACGCTGAGCGATATCATCTGCTACGCGACATTCAACCGCTACAGGTCACTGTACCGGGATGCACAGAAAATGAGGTGAGGAGCGAGACATGATTTTTCAAAACTACGTCCAGGGGCTGCTGGACGTCTACAGGGGATGGCGCAATCGGCGCTTTGTGCAAGGAGTCCTCGAGGACAATCGGGCCGTCTTCACTTCATGGGGCGGCAATATCTACTTGTCGGACATCGTCAATAACTGCATCAACCGCATCGCGACGGAGATCGGCAAGATTGACGTCTGCAGCGTCGTCAAGATGGGCAGCAACATTGCCATCCAGAATGACGACATAACGCGCCTCTTCCGCTTCCAGCCAAACCCGCTGCAGACGACGAAGGACTTCCTTGAGGCATGTGCATGGTTGCAGCGCAAGACAATGCACTGCTTCATCTTCCCGCAGTGGGAGGATGTCAGGGGAGCGAATGGTCTGACGTACCGACGCTACACAGCACTCTACCCGCTCAACCCGGCTTCGGCTGAGCTCGGCCGTAATGAGACGGGGCGCTGGATGATTAAATTCCATTGGCGCGACGGCGGCACGGATGTGCTGCCGTATGACCAGGTCGTCCACCTCAAGTGGCGCCGCGGCAAGAACCTCATCATGGGCGGCGGCAATGACTACGGCCATGCGGACACGCGCGACGCGCAAAAGGCTGTCGAGACACTCGACAAGCTGATGCAGGGCTTGCCGCTGAGTATCGAAGCGGGCTTGAAGCTCAGCGGCGTCTTTACGAGCAAGACAAAGCTCGATGCCGACAAGCTGCGGGCGGCGCGTGATGAATTTGAAGACCGCATCCTGACGTCAAAGGCGGGCATTGCCGCCGTCGATGTCGCGGGCGACTTTACGCCGATCCAGAATAAACAGGTCAGCATCCCCAACACGACGATGGAATTTATCAAGGACATCATCCGCAACCGCTATGGCGTCAGCGCGGCCGTGCTGGACGGCGACTACAATGACGCTCAGCACGCAGCCTTCTACCAAAACTGCATCGAGGATTTTATCAACGAATTTGAGCAGGCCATGACGGCCTGCCTTTTTAGCCAGCGCGAGCAGGACGTCGGGCACCGCGTCAGATGCTACTACAACAAGGTCGAGTATTATGACACGCCGAATAAACTGCAGCTGGCGCAGATCGCACGCGACACGGGCCTCATGACCCTCAATCAGATTGCCGATATGTTTGGCATCGAGCCATTCAAGGGCGGCGACCGTCGCCTGCAGTCGCTGAATTACGTCAACACAGAGCTGGTCGACAAGTACCAGCTTGATGCGAAAGGAGTCAATGCAAATGCCGAGAGCAAAGAGCCGGACGAATCCGGCAAGTAGAAGGGACGACGAGATGACCTGCGTGCGCAGCTACGCGCGCCAGGAATTCCGCGCCGTGGCGGGCGGCGAGGGCAATGGCGACGGGGAAGATGACGGCATCCGCTCCATCACCGGCCACCCGGCCGTCTTTAACTCGCCGGCCGACATCGGCGGATGGTTTGAAGAGACTATCGATCCAGGCGCTTTTGACGACTGCGACCTGACCGATGTCTTGCTCTTTACAAATCACCGCGACATGAAGATCCCGCTCGCACGCAGCCGCCGCAACAATGGCAGCTCGACGATGACACTGACGGTTGACGATATCGGCCTCAAGATGGATGCCGACCTTGATGTCGAGAACAACCAAGAGGCACGGGCCCTCTACTCGGCCATCAAGCGTGGCGACATGGACGGCATGAGCTTCTGTTTCCGCGTGCGGGAGCAGAAGTGGGAAAACCTCGATACAGATTACCCGACGCGCCGGATCACGAAGATCGCCAAGGTCTACGAGGTCTCGGCGGTCAATGAGCCCGCCTACGAAGATACCGATATTTCTGCTCGCGACAAGGCGGCGCTGGAGAGCGCCCGCAAGGAAGTGGAAACTGCCCGGTCGCAGTCGCTGGAGAGCGAGAAAGAGCTTGAAGTATATAGACTCAAAAATGAAATCATGGCAAATGCCTAAGAAGTGAAAGAAGGTAAACACATGGGTAAAGAAAAAATCCTGAAGATCATCCGCGCCAAGGAAGACCGCAAGAAAGCACTTGCTGAGCAGTCGGACAAGGCGACGACCGTCGAGGAGCTGCGCTCTATCAATGAGGACATCAAGCGCATCAACGCCGAAATCGAGGAGCTGCGCGGCATTGTCGCCGACGACCAGAGCGGTGACGTCGCCGACCGCACGAAGGTCGTCAACGAGAAAGGAGACGCCGCAAAGCCGGAAGCCCGTGGCAAGCAGCTCGATGACCCGGAGCACGGCTTTGAGTCGCGCGGCCGCGTCGACCTCGACAGCACTCCGACGCAGGAATCCGCCGAGGCTCGCAACCGCGAGTATGGCAAGAACCTCAAAGAAGGGCGCTCCATCACGGTGACGGGCGGCACCATCGTCCTGCCACAGCACACGGGTGACACGATTAATCCGAGCTTCCTGCAGAGCTCGAATCTCATCGACCTCGTCCGTCAGGTGCCAATCCCGGGCGGCGAGACGTACAGCCAGCCGTATGAAATCAGCACGGATGACGCAGGCTACACCGGCGAGGGCGCCGAGGCAACCACGGCAGAAGTCAAATTTGGCAAGGCGACCATTACCAAAGCCAAGGTCACGGCTTACAGCGAGATGACCGAAGAAGTCGAGAGGCTGGCCGAAGCGCCATACGCAGAAGCCGTCCTCGGCGCGGTTGAGACATCTCTGCGCAAGAAGCTCGCGAAGGAAATCCTCGTCGGCACGGGTGCAGACAATACGCTGACGGGCATCTTCTCGGCCAAGGCGACGGCCATCGACGCCAGTACCGACATCACAATCGGCAAGATCGACAATACGACGCTCGACTCTATCATCTACGGATACGGCGGCGATGAGAGTGTCGAGGGCATGAATCTGCTGATCCTCAACAAAAAGGACCTCGCCGCATTCGCTCGCCTGCGCAACACGGATGGCAGCAAATTTCATACGATCATCATGAATGGCAATGGCGGCTCGGGCACGATCGACGGCACGCCTTTTGTCATCAATTCCGCCTGCGGCTCTATTGCAGACGACAAGACGGCTGAAGGCGCATACTGCCTGGCCTACGGCAATCCGCTCAATTACCAGCTCACGATTTTCTCGGACCCGGAAATCAAAAAGAGCACGGATTACAAATTCAAAGAGGGTATGGTTTGCCACCGCGGCGTCGTCTTCGCGGGCGGCAATGTCGTCAGCGCGAATGGCTTCATCCGCATCAAAAAAGCGGCGAAGGCATAACCTGCAGGACAGGCAGCGGCTCGGCTTTTTGCCGGGCCTTTTGCATGTCCGAATTGGACACAAAGCGTGAGGAGGAAATGACATGAAGGTAAAGACACTGAAAGCATTCATCGACCGCGAGACGGGCGTAGGCTACAATGTCGGCGACATCTACGAGAGCGGCGCGAGCGAGCGACTGGATGAGCTGGTAGCGGGCGGCTACATCGCGGCAATCGCGCCGCGCAGCAAAAAGCCACCGGCCGCCGCGGCATCTGCGGATGAGAGCGCGGCCACAAAGACAAAGGAGTGAGCAGCATGGTAGCGACGGAGGCAGACCTGCAGCTGATCGCAATGCTCCTGCGCATCGACACCGATGCCGACACGCTCAAGATCATCCGCGCTTACGTGAGCGCGGCCGAGTCATGGCTGCACAATGCGGGCGTCGAGCCGGATTATAGCGACGGTCTCTACACCAATGTCGTCGCGGCCTACGTCGGCCAGCAGTACGACGACCCGGAGGGCGGCGCGGCCAAGGCGGGCGATGTCACACTGACAGCGATGACCGAGCAGCTGCGACTCGCACAGGCCGCGAAGCAGCAGACAGGCGGTGACGCGCCATGAAGCAATCCGACGTGGGTAAGCTCGACAAGCGCATCGACCTGCTTGAGCCGGTCGGCGCGGGCACGTACAAAGTCGTCGCGACGGTCTGGGCCGCCTTCCGACGGCCTGGAATCAAGAGCGGGGCTATGCTCGGCAGCGCCGAAGCCGTCGTCATCACGCAGGGTGTGACCATCCGCGAGCGCAAAGACGTCCGCAAGGGCTGGCGCATCCGCTACCCGGCAGGTGACAAGCGGGGCGAGCTCTACGACGTGCTGCACGTCGACGCATCCGTGCGCCATGAGCTCACGCTGACCTGCAAGGACATCGAGGTGCAGACATGAGCGAGCCCTTTAAAATCAACATCCGGCTCGACGATGTCGTCTTCCGCGCGACGGCTGACATCAGCAAGTACGACAAGGAGACACAGGATAAAATCAAGGCCGCCATCGCCGACGGCGTCAAAGGCGTCTACGAGGAGGCAGTCAATCGCGCACCCAAGCGGACGGGCGGGCTCATTGAGGGAATCAAAATGGACGTCAAGGGAGCGCACGGCACGGTCAAGAGTACCGCGCCGATCTCGCACGTCGTCGAGTACGGCAGCGGGCCGCGCATCGCCTCGCCGCTGCGGGCAAAAGCGATGCTCATCAATGGCGACTTTGTCCGCGGCCACGTCGTCAGCACGATGCCGGAGCGGCCATTTATGCGCCCGGCGGCTGAGGCGGGAAAGCCGAAGATTGAGGCGGCTGTCAAGGAGGCTATCAAGAAATGAGAGTCATCAAGCACCTGCCGATTTTGTCCCTGCAGGAGGCCGTCTATGGACTGCTTGAGAAGGGACAGACCGCGCAGGTCTATCGAGCAGTGCCACCGCATGCTGAGAAGAGCCCGTACATCACAATCGGGCTTTGTACCGTCAAGCCGGAGGACACAAAAGAAGACGCCCTATGGAATTGCACGCTGGCAATTGATATCTGGAGCACCGGGGCGGGTGCCGGGGATATCATCGAGGCGGACAGTGCTGACACGGCGGGCGGCTCGGCACCCGGCACACAGATCGCCGAGCAGGCGAAGAAAATCTACGAAGCCGTAGACGACATCAGCTACCTGATGACGAAATACGGCGACCGCATCACGGTCGATGGCTACAAGGTCCTCGACGTCGAAGTCGAGCAGAGCGAGACCTTCCCGACGAGCGACCTCGGCTACCACGCGACTGTATCTGTGCGGTATCAGCTCATTGACAAGTAACCAATAAGGAGTGACACATATGGCAATTACAGAAGATCAGCTCAAGACGCTGCCGGAAAATCCAGACAAGAGCGTCGCGAGCCCTGGTAAAGACCATCTGCTGCAGGTAGACGGTGGCACAAAGGATAAGGAAAGCTGGATCACGGTCGGCGGTCAGCGCAATGCACCACTCGATCAGACGGCTGACTCCATCGACGCATCGCACAAGTCCTCGGGCGACTGGAAGCAGACTCTTCCGGGGCTCAAGGGCTGGACGTGCTCGTACAGCGGCCTGCGCATCCTCAATGACGACGGACTCACTATCATTGAATACTGCTTCCGCAATTCCAAGCAGGCTCATGTCCGCTTTATCGACAAAGAGGGCAATTATCAGGAGGGCTGGTGCTACATCACCAAGCTCGCAAAGGACACGAGCTACACGGCAGTCGCGACCTACACGGCGACGCTCAGCGGCGTCGGCGCAATCAGTGAAGTCAAGAAGGATGCTACGTACACGGGCGCGGCTACGACGGCCAACCATGGTGCATAAGCTCGGGAGGAGAATAAGAATTGAAAAAACCAACGACATTCAAGATTGGTGAGCGTGAGTACACGCTCACTTTTTCTGTCCGCGCGTTGGCAAATATGGAGCGCTCGATTGGGCGCTCCATTTTGTCTATCATCACGGGCAATCAGGCAAGCTGGATGCGCAATATGACGATTGACTTCACCGCATACGGGCTCAAATACGGCCTGCAGGGTGCGGAGAAAGATTTTGACCCGTACGAGCTTATCGATTACGCCTTCGAGCATGGCATGGAGCTCAATGAGCTGACGGGCTACGTCTTACTTGCCATCGAGCAGACCGGCCTTTTTCAGATTCGGATGCCGGAGCCGACAGAAGAAAAGACCGGCAAGACGGAGAAGAAGTAAAATCATTCCTTGAGTGGGTCGAAAAAACCGAGCCGGTGGCCTACCGCATCGGCTTGAAGCCACAAGAATTCGAGGAGCTATCTCCTGGCGAATTCCGCCTGCTCGTCGAAGCGCACGAGGCGCGGCAAAAGGATGAGGACTATCGTCGCTCGTACTTTGTATCGCTAATGATGAATCCGCATCTCAAAGAGCCGATAAGCCCGGAGCAGATTTTCGATCCGCTCTACTACACAGCTGACGAGATCAAAGAGAAGAAAAATCGGGCAGCCGAAGAGGAGCTGGAGTACTTCCAGAGCTTCGGCCAGGCGAATAAAGAGTAAAGTAAATTGGAGAGGTGAAAATATTGTCGACGATATCGGAATTACTCATCAAGATCGGTGCCGACTCATCGGGCCTGCGCAAAGAGCTCGGCGAATCAAAGACAGCAATCAATCAGACCTTCGGCGACGTCAAGCCTCTCGACACGATGCAGGGCGCACTGACGAGCACGACGAGCAAAGTCGAGGGCCTTATCGGCTCCTTTACAAAATTCGCGGGCGTCGTCGCGGGCGGCTTCGGCCTGACCTCACTGATCTCGGGCGCGGTCACGGCGGGCGAGAGCGTCTACCAGCTCTCGCAGAAGATGGGCGTCACCGTCGCCCAGGCAGGAGAATTCAAACGCATCCTCGCGCTGACGGGCGGCGACGCAGACGCCGCAAGCGCGGCTATCATGAAGCTCGACAAGTCGATGGCGGGCGGCGGTGCATCGGCGCAGAAGACGCAGAAAATCTTCGACGCGCTCGGCATCTCGCTTAAAGACCAGCGGGGCCACCTGCTGCCGCTCAATCAGCAGATGGAGCAGCTTGCCGAGGGCTATAAAAAGGCCGAGAAGGCCGGGTACGGCCAAGAGTTTATCATGAATACACTCGGCGCGAAGGGACTCTCGCTGACGCAGACCTTGCGCGACTACGCTGAGGCAAAAGAAAATGCCGCGAAGGTAAAATCATCCGGCATGATTGATGCAAAGCAGATGCATGAGCTCGATCAAGAGACGAAGCTCATCAATATGCAATTTGGTCAACTTAAAGTCGCAGGTGGCGCGGCCCTGGCACCGCTCGCCAAGGAATTTTTGCCACTGGCGCTCGAGGGCCTGAGCAAAGCGGCTGTGTTTATAAAAAACAACAGCTCAGAGATCAAGACGCTGACGACGGACCTTGTCAAGCTCTACGCCGTCTACAAATCCATTCAGGCCGTCCGTGCCATTGGCACCAAGGCGACGTCGGCCGTCAAGTCGACCGTCGGCAAGGCGCTCGGCGGAAATGCCGAGGTGGTCGAGGCCGAGAAGACGCAGGCCGAGATTACCAAAGTACAGCAGCGCGCCATCACGAGACGCATGACCGCGATGCAGGCCGCGGCGAATAAAGAAATCAAGGCATACGAAAAGACCGTCCAGAAGATGGAAATCACCGAGGCCGAGAAGACGCGCCTCGTCACTGAGTTTACGACTCAGCGCACGATTGCCCTTGAAGAAGCCCAGCTCAAAGAGCGGGCGGCGATGGAAAAGACCTTTCTGAGCTACCAGACGCAGAAGACCCGCGAGGTGGAGATTGCTGCCGAGGCCGAGCAGGCTAAAGCCGGTGCTGCCGAAAAAGCCGCCGCACAGATCACCGAGGCCAACACCGTGGCAGGAGCGTCAGCCTCGCGCATCGTCGAGGGCAACACGCTCGCCGCGGAGAGTGAGGTCGCCAAGGCCGACGCCGCCACTGTCGCATCGGGCCGCATCGTCGAGGCAAATGTAGCCGCCGAGGCCGCTGTGGCCGAGACAACCGTGGCGCAGGACGCTCTGACGGCGTCCGAAGTCGTCACAGGCACGACGGCGGGCGAGACGGCGACGAAAAAAGTGACGGCCGAGAATATATCCAAAGCAGCGGTCACGTCGACAAAAGTAGAGCAGGAGGCTCTGACAGTAGCGACGGCCACGACGGGCGTCAAGGCGGTAGAGTCTGGGACGAGAACAGTATCGGCTATGGCTGTTGCGCGCAGCAGTGTCGTGAGACTCACAAGTGCTGTCTGGGCACTAGCGGGCGGCTGGGTAGGCGTCGGTGCGGCCATCGCCTATGCGGCATACTGCTTATACCAATACCGCCAGGGGCTCCTTGCCGAAAAGAAGTCGAATGAATTTGAGCAGGACGGCGCGACATACCGCTGGAATAAGGACCAGGGCACCTGGGAGAAGAAATCGGCTGGCGTAGACACCAATATTGCAATGGTCAACGCATTGCAAGGACAGGGTGCTGGCGTAAACCCGCTAATATCGGATGCATTTACAGACCACGGCTCGACATGGAGCACAGTCACAGACCCGGACGTAATAAGCGGCCTGCAGGACCAGTGGTGGAACCGACATAAAGACGACCCGGACTTTATCGCAAAGTTGAATCAAGAGGAAGCAGACGAAAAGATAAAAGAAGCTGAGGCGAATGCACAGAAGCTGGCGGACTCTCTGAAAGATACGCTTGGCGGTACAGGCATCTCGGGAGGCAGTGGAAGTACGCCGTCTGGCGGCGGTAGTGCAGGAGCCATCGCGTCGACGTCGACACCGATGCGGACAAAATACTCTTTTAAGGATGATCCAGAGCTTGCACAGTGGGCGAATGAGATTGTATACGCCGCTACATATCACGGAGTCGATGCCGGGCTGATTGCGGCAATCATCAAAGCTGAGTCACACGGAGAGTCTAACGTGTGGTCGTCGGACCATGCACATTGGGGCCTTGGCCAGATATCACAGGACATTGCTAATGCCTACGGCGGCGGCAGAGGATACGGCCCGGGCAGCGACCCGAATGATAATATCATGGCAATCGGCGGCTACCTGCGTGATCTTTTAGACCAATATGGCAATGACCCGGAGGCAGCTATATCGGCTTATAATCTCGGTCATGCTGATACGCGCGCCAACCCAGATTACATCTCAAAAGTCGAGGGCTACTACAATAGCTTCACGACGTCCCAGGTGCCGCTGGCAGGCGGCGCAGGTGCGGCACAGGCGCAGCCCGTAGCTTACGACATTCCGGTCGGCGAAGTGGCGGCTTATGTCGCCGCAAATGACTTTTGGGACGGCCAGCCGTGGACCGGCTCGCTTGGCAACGATGCGGCAGGCTGGTGCGACGATTGGGCACACGAGGTCTACAAGCAGATGTTTGACGCGCTCGGCAAAGAGGACATCTTTGGCGATGGCGTCGTCAATGATTCCAATTTCCGCGCGCTTGGCGCATACCACGAGGCTAATATAAATGATATCGGCGCACAGCTGCAGCCCGGCGATCTCGTCGACACACCGGGCCATGTCGGTATCTATCTCGGCAACAACATGGTACGCTCACGCCAGAGCAGCATGGGCGTGCACGATTTGACCCTGCAGGATTTTGATGCCACCTTTGGCGGTATCCAGGGCTACGGCTCTATCGCCGAGGCGACGGGCGGCATGACGGCCAAGTCGACGCTGATCGGCCGCACAATGTCGCAGGCCAACCACGCGGCCGAGGAAGCCGCGCGAAAGCTCAAGCAGGCTCAGGACGAGGCAAAGAAGCTGTCCGTAGAGATGCAGAGCGCTGTCTTTAACAACAGTGCTACCGAGTATCAAAAAGAATGGGCAAAATTTACCGGCGATATCAAAAAAAAGAAGCAGGAGATCAATAAGCTGGCGGCCGTGCCGGGTATGAGCAAAGAGACCATTGCGGCGCTCAATAAGCAGCTCGACGAGTACACCGACAGCATGTATCAAAAATTTGTCAAAAAATGGCGCGAGGCATGGCAGGATTTTGAGCTGACATCGCGGGCGGCGCTCGCACAGGAGCACCACGATTACGAGGAGTCGGCTGACATCGAATACCGGCAGACCATCATCAAGCTCGACCGCGAGCGCGAGAAGAAAGAAAAAGAGCTGATGCGCGACAAGAATGACTACGAGACGCGCAAGAAAATCAGCGACTGGTACTACGCACAGGTCGACGAAGCACAGGACAAGCAGCGCAAGGCAAAGCAAGAGGCCCACGACAAGTACGTCGAGTACCTCGTCGAGGAGGGCAATCTCGCTCAGCTCGTCGCCTATATGGGCACGCCAGTCATCAAGGCTGACGGCACCGCCGAGAAGTCGAAAGGGACGAAGGCCGGTGAGGCGTCGCTGGACCGCGAGGCCGAACGCAAGCTCGCAAAGGAGTACGTCAAGATCTGGCAGGATGCCCACGGCAGCATGATTGGCTACATTGCCGACGTATCCGATACGCTATACGGCACAATGACGGATTCGATGACCGAATTTATCCGCGGCACCAAGGGGGCCAAGGCGGCCCTGCAGGATTTCGGAAATTCCGTACTCAGCATGATGGCCAAGATTGCCGCACAGCGCCTCGCCGCGAGCTGGATGACGAGCATCCTCGGCATCTTCAGCGGCTCGCGCGGCGGCACCTCGGCGGCATACAATTTTGGCGGCGTACAGCATAGCAATACATTCGGATTTGCTGGCGTCTCGCCGGCGACACAATTTACAAGCGGCCTTTCCAATGCCGCCAACTTCTCGAGTCACCTCAAGGTGCCGGGCTTTGCTTCGGGCGGCATCGTCACCGCGCCGACTCTTGCGATGATTGGCGAGGGCGGCGAGCACGAGGCCGTCATCCCGCTCAACGACCGCAATCTCAAGGCGATGGGCGGCAATAGCGGCAAAGGCGGCGTCATTGTCAATATCACAAATAAGACGAGCTCAGAGGTCAGCGTCCAGCGGAGTGGCTTTAACGAGGACCTCGGCAAGTGGGTGCTAGACGTCGTCGTCGACGGTGCCCAGCGTGACCGCGGCGGCTTCGGGCGCAATCTCAAGACGGCACTCAAGGGGACAATGTAATGGCAGAGACATACACTTTTCCGACAGATTTCCCGGAGCCCAACATCGCATCCTCGTCGGGTGCGGGTGACTCGTACAAGGATAAACTGCAGGACAGCACGATCAGCGTCACGAGCGACGCGAATTACAAAAAGACAAGGCCACGCACGACGCGCATGGTTGAGACGTGGACCTATGCGTGGGTCGGCGTCAATGATGCCGACTTTGCCAAGCTGCAGGCATTCTTCCGCAAGGTCGGCACCTTCCAGCAATTCGCATGGAAGGACTGGAGCGCGAAGAAAGACCACGTCGTGCGCTTTATCGAGGCGCTCGAGTGGCAGGAAAATTATCCCTACGGCTGGCAGGGTACGCTGAAATTTGAGGAGGTGTAAGCGTGCTGCAATTTTCCAAGATCGCGACACTCGAGAAAAACAAACTCTCAAGCGACGCGCCTTTTCTACTGCTATTTGACATCAGCCATGAACAGCTTGCCGAGAATATCCGCCTCGTGCGCAATACGGAAGACGTGACCTGGGCGGGCAAGACCTGGACGGCTTTCCCCGTCGACATCGAGGATTACAGCGAGGACGGCAAGAGCTTGCCTGCGCTCAACATGAAGATCGCCGCAGGCCAGGGCCTCATCACGACATACCTGCAGAAGTACGGCGGCCTGACCGACGCGCGCGTGAGAATCTACATCGTGCACGCAAAATGCCTCGATGTCGACAAGGCTGAGACGGAACTGGAATTTCAGATCACGGAGACGACATATGACGAGCAGTGGATTACCTTCACGCTCGGCGCATCGCCAGAGCTCGCCAATCGCTTTCCAGCCTGGAAGTACCTGACCGACTTCTGCCCTTTCGTCTGCGGCGACATCCGCTGCGGCTACGCGGGCAACAGGACATGCAAAAATAACCTGGCATCGTGCCTGATTCCGCAGCGTTTCGGCGGTGAGCCGGGCATCCAGACGGGGCGGTGAGACTATGAGACTATACAGAGGTGACTGCCTGGACATCATGCAGCGGTTTGAGGATAAGAGCGTCGATATGATACTCTGCGACCTGCCGTACGGATGCACGCGCAATAAATGGGATATCGTCATACCGATGGAGCCGCTCTGGGAGCAGTACGAGCGCGTCGCCAAAGATAATGCGGCCATCGTACTCTTCTCAAATCAGCCTTTTACGACACGGCTCATCATGTCAAACCTCAAGATGTATAGATACGAGATCATCTGGGCCAAGCCACAGGGAACGGATTTTCTCAATGCAAACCGTAAGCCGCTCAAGGCCCACGAAAATATCGAGGTCTTTTACAAGCGGCCACCGTACTACAACCGCAAGGGCAGACAGGGCAAGCCATACAGGGCCAAAGGTGGAACAAAGTCAGAAAATTGGGGGGGGTACAAGAGTATCGTGATAGAAAACCGCGACGGGCGGCGCTGCAATACAACTGTGTATCACGCGCCGATCCCGCGCCGCGGGCATCATCCGACCGAGAAGCCGACCGAGCTGCTTAAATGGCTGATTGGGATGTACACGAGGCCGGGCGATACTGTACTCGATAATTGCATGGGCAGTGGCTCGACCGGCGTTGCGTGCCTCGAGATGGGACGCGACTTTGTTGGCATCGAGCGGGACGAGAAGTATTTTGAGATCGCAAGAGAGCGCATCGGGAGCACAAAGAGGGTGTAAATCATGGATTTTGCATACGATGACCTTATTGGAATCCCCTTCGTCGACGGCGGGCGGGACCCAAAGAGCGGCCTGGACTGCTGGGGGCTCGTCAAGGAGGTGTTCAGGCGGCAGGGATATAAGGTACCGGACTACAGTATCTCGGCAGCGGCGTCGGCCGACATCGCAGGCACGATGAAGAAGCAGGAAGACGACTGGATTCATCTCGACGAGCCGCGCGTCGGGTGCCTTGTGCTGCTGCGGCTGACGCCTGGGCTCTGGGCAAATCATGTCGGCATCTATGTCGGTGACAGCAGATTTTTACACGCTTACCTGCCGACGGGCGTCTGCATTGACCGGCTGCGGCGCTGGCAGTCGCGCATCGTCGGGTATTACAGCCCGGGAGGAGGATGGCATTGATACAGATTGTAAAGGTTGCAAACCCATTCGAGCCGACGCGGCGCGAAGTGGAGGAGATCTGCTACACGGGCGGCAAAGTAACCGCATACGTCGAGACGGAGGGACGCGATGTCTACATCGACGGCAACCTTGTTGAGCACCCAGACGAGACGACGCCGCTCGACGGCTCACAGATCGTCGTCATCCCGCATATCGCGGGCAAGGGCATCATGCGCGTGCTCGGCCTCGTCGCGATGATTGCTCTCTCAGTCTACTCGAGCAACATCGCGGGCGGCCTCTGGAAGGGCCTCGGTACAGCATTTCGCGCTGGCCATGTCGGTGCGCTGCTCGCGTCTGGCGCCGTGATGTTTCTCGGCGGTAAGATCATCAATGCGGTATTCCCACAGGCAGTTGACAATATCAACTGGAACGACCACGAGACGACGCAGACCTACGGCTGGGACCTGCCGACACCGACCACGACAGCAGGCACAGTCGTCGGCGAGACGTACGGCGAGTGCATCCCCGCGCCGCAGCTCCTTGAGCAGCACGTCGAGACGGTCAATAATGAGCAGTATCTCAACCTGCTCTACTGCGGAGGCTACGGCCCGGTCGACAGCATCGACGATATCCGCATCGACTACACGGACATCGGCAATTTCTCGGGCGTCCAGCTCGAGACGCGCATCGGCACAAATGACCAAAAACCGATATCCTTTTTTAAAAACACACCGCTCGACCAGAGTGTCGGCGTCGAACTCATGCAGGGCCAGGGCGTCGCGCGCACGAGCGACAGCACCAAGGCGTCGGCACTCGACGTCACGCTAGAATTTCCAGCAGGCCTTTATCATGTCAATGATAAAGGCGATTACGACAATGCGACCGCGACATTTTTGATCGAGTACCGCAAAGGACAGAGCGACAGCTGGCACAACTTTAAAAAAGGCGACACGGGCTACCATTACAGCGTGACCGCCGCGACAAATAGCGCCCTGCGTCGCACATTCTCGGTCACTGGCCTCGAAGCGGGCCAATACGATGTCCGCGTGACGGCTGTAAATAAGCCGTCATCGTCGAGATACCAGAGCATGGTAAATTGGTCGATCATGACGTCGTACATCGACGGTATCTACAGCCGCCCAAATAAAGTCCTCGTCGCACTGCGCATCAAGGCAAATAATCAGCTCTCGGGCGGCGTACCGTCGCTAAATTGGAGACAGACGCGCAAGACTGTCTGGGTACACAATCCCGAGACTGGCTACTACGAGCAGCGGGCGGCCGACAACCCGATCTGGGCCTGCTACGACATCCTGCATGGCTGCCGGAGCCTCAAGAATATCAATACCGGCGAAAATGAGTATGTCGTCGCCGGATACCCGGCCAGTTGCCTGGACGCATACTGGCAGCAGTGGAAATCGGCCGCAGCCTACGCCGACGAGGAAATCACGAATCAAGACGGCGAGAAGGAGCCGCGCTACCGCTTCGATGCCTATTTTGACACGGCGCAGAAGCGCTGGAACGCCGCGCAAAAAGCGGCCAATGTCGGCCATGCGGTCATCATCCCGCACGGCCGCAATATCGGCATCGTCGTCGACCGGCCGGGGCACATCACGCAGATCTTTGGCGAGGGTCGCACGACGGTCTCGTCAGTCAAGGGCTCCTTTAGCAGCACCGAAGATCGCGCGCGGGCGATTGAGGTCACGTACAATGACGGGCAAAATGACTTTAAAAGTACGGTCATGACCGTGCGCTCGCCGAATTACAATACAGACCGCTCAAGCGACAATACAGCCCAGCTCACACTCTTTGGCGTCAAGCGCCGCTCGCAGGCGTACCGCGAGGCTATCACGGCGCTTGCGACAAATGAGCGCCAGCTGCAATTTATAGAGCTTTCGACCGATATCGACGCCATCGTCGCCGAATATGGTGATATCGTCGGCTTTAATCATGCCGTCAGCCGCCTCGGCATCGCCTCGGGCCGCATCGTCTCGGCGACCACGACAACGGTCAAGCTCGACAAGACGGTGCAGCTCGACGCCTCAAAAAAATACGAGATTTACATCTCACTGAGTAATGACAGTCTGATCCGCCGCGATGTCGTCGCCAAGACGACCGAGACAGACACGCTCAAGCTCACGACGCCATTTGAGAGTACAGCCCTGCCGCAGCGCTTCGATAATTATGCATTCGGCGAGGTCGACAAGGCCGTCAAGCCCTTCCGTATCGTCAATGCGGAGCGCGACGGCGATCTCAAGGTATCGCTCAAGCTCGCTGAGTATGATGAGGCGATGTACAGCGATGAGCTCGATTACAGCAAGTATCCGGTCATCGACTACAGCAATACGCCGAGCGTCGCGCAGATCACGACGCTGACGGCGTCGGAAGAGTCGTACACCGCCGACAAGACGAGCGTCTCCAATGTGCGCGTGACATGGCAGCTCGCGCGCCAGGGCATCGCACCCGACAGCTACATCGTGCGCATCAAGTCACGCACGAGCGACTACGACGAGCAGGCGAGCACGCGGATGACGTCGCACGTCTTTCGCGGCGTGCGCCAGGGCGACGACTACGACATCACCGTCTACAGCATCTTTGATGCACTGACCGCAGACAGCAAGACGACGAGCTTGCACGTGCACGGCACGGCCTACGCTGTCAATAATGCGAGCAATCTCATCGTCATGCTTGTCGGCAAGGGCTTTAATCTATCGTGGCGCGGCGCGACCGGTACGGCCGTCGCGGGCTACAATGTCTACCGCGGTAAGTACGGTATGACTATGCAGCAGTGCGATAAAGTAAGCACGGCGCAGACCACGACATCGTGCTACGTACCGACACAGGATGCCGGGCAGTACGTCTTTTACGTCGAGTCAATCGATAGAGACGGTAATACCTTCGGCGAGACGCTCACGGGCATCGGCTCCATTGCGACGCCCGGTAAAGTCACGGACGCATCGGCTTACACGATATACAGGCAGTATCAGGACGGCGCGACCGGCTACGACATTGTCGTGAGCTTCAGCTTGCCAGCGACGGCCGCCGTCGCTGACGTCGCCGTCTACTACAAGACAAATCACATCGACATGACCAAGCTGAGTGGCCCGCTGCCGGAGGGCGTGCCTGCCGACGAACTCGGCTACTATGCCGACTGGCGCTACGCAGGCAAAGGCACGAGCCGCGTCACAATCCCCGCCGCACAGCTCGGCGACACGTACCGCATCAAGCTCGTCGCCGAGGACGTCAATGGTTTTACCACACCGGACGAGGATGCGACATACATCGAGCTGACTGTCGAGGCTAAGCAGACCGTACCCGACACGCCAACCGGATTCAAAAAATCCTTTGCGCTTGGTAAAGGCTTTACTTTTGCGTGGGACGATGTCACAAATTCGGACGTCGACTACTACGAGCTGCGGTACGATCAAAATCCAGGCGCGGCCTACAATCTGCTCGCCCGCGCGCAGGGCACGAGTATCACGCTCGAGTCGATGCCGTCGCGCAAAGCGACGATATATCTCTACTCTCACAACGCGACAAAAAAGTACAGCTATCCGGCGTCACTGAGCTACGATTATCCAGTGCTAGGCGCACCGGGCGGCTTGACAATCGAGAAGGCCATCCTGGCCGTCAATATCTCAGTGCCGGACATCCCAGCCGGAGCCGACGGCGTCCGCCTCTACATCGAGCACCGGCCGATTGACATCGGTAAGAATACGCACTACACGTACTCCAATCAAGCTGGCATCTACACCGTCACAGCCTGCTACTACGACATATTTGGCGAAGGCTACCAGACTGCCGAGTACCAAGCCGTCATCGATCCACATATTGACCCGAAGTACATCGAAGATGAGTCGCTGGGCTTATCCTTAATGGACAAAACCATCCAAGATGCGATCAAAGATGCGCAGGATGCCCTACCGAATCTCAACCAAAAGGTATCGGAACTCAAAAAGACCGATGACGAGATTAGAGGGACCGTGCAAGATGTGCAGAAAAATCTATCATCGCAGATCACACAGAATGCAGACAAGATCACGAGTGTCGTCACAAATCTGAGCGACACGCAAAAAGCCAGCGCAGCTTATTCGGCCATCGCTCAGATGGTCAACGCAATCCAGATGCGCGTGACAGCTGACAATCTCAAAGAGATGGGACAGAGCGGCCAGCTCATGTCGTACATCAATCTGACGCCGACGGCAGTGTCCATCTTGAGCGAACTGCTACACATCACTGCTGACACGCTCATTGATGGTAATGTCATCACAAACGGGATGATAAAAGCCGGGGCAATCACGGCGGATAAGCTAGCGGCGAGTGTCATCGAGCTCACAGCGAGCCAAGGCATCAAGGGTGGCGGCGCTACGCTTGACGTCAACGGGCTCACAGTGCGTGCTACAGACGGCTCATACGTCGTGCACGGCGGCAATGGCATGGAATTTCATGACGGCAATGGCAATACGTTCGCGATGGTCGGTGCAATAGTCATGGGAACGGTCAAGGACGGACAGTGGGTTAAATTTACGAAACCGTGGAAAACAGTGCCAAATGTCATTGTTACACCTATCAGTTTACAGACGGCCATCCCTGGGTACAATAGCACGAATCTGTACTTAGATTGCAGGGCACAAAACGTGACAGTCAACGGATTCCAAGCGGTATGTCGTACAGTGTTAAAAGCTGGCTCTGGTGGCAGTATCCCTGTGAATAAATTAGTAACAGGTTCAACGGATAGGTCAGGTACATACACATACGGTGGTGTAGAAATAACCATTCCAGAGGGTGCCACAACGTTCACAAACAACATCACGTGGAAATTAGTGAATAAATCAAAGGAGTCGGGAAGAGACTCAGAAGGAGACTACCACTATTTTGAGGGTGGCAATGCGTATCTTGATATAAGAATAGATGTAAATGGGACAAACAAGATATCGAAAAGGCTATGCAGTGCACCTCAAAGCTGGGTAAATGATACGTATAGTGGTAGTGATTCTTCGTCCGTCGAGGTAAGCAGTGGAGCTAAAGTTAAGATATATTTCGTGTTAACGACGGAAAAGACACTCTTTAACGGATTTGGACAGGCAGATATATCTATCACGATTAACAACTATTCTTTTAACGCCACAGCAGACGTACCTCTTGCTTCTGGCAATGCCTTTTTCTTATGCACAGACCAGCACAATAGTCCATATACGATTAGCGATAGTCAATGATAAGGAGTGTGATATAAATGCTAAACGCAGGATTCCAATATCTTGAACAGCGTGACGCCAACGATAAAATTACAAAAGACGGTGTAGTGGGCAAGAATAGCCCTTTTGCTACATCAGATAACAGTGGTATCTATGACATCATTGCAGAAGATTTACGGTGGTTAAAAGATAATGTCGATGACGTAAAAGATACATCCGATTTGGAAGCAATCAAGCAGTCTGTGACTGACATGTACAACGAGATGAAAAACAACAGCTCGTTTGGTGCAACGGCTGCTAAAGCTCAAGCAGAAGAGGCAAAGAAACAGGCGCAGGCAGCATTAGAATCTGCAACAAATGCAAAGACGTACCGTGACGATGTTGTAGCAAAATCAACAGAAGCCAATGATACCCTTGATGAGATTAAGAATTACATTGATAAGGCTGAGAAACTCACTGAGTCTAATAAGAAGCTTGAGCAGTCCATGTCTAACTATGCAACCGTGGCGACAAATAAGGCAAACAAAGCATCTACCAGTGCAACAAATGCTGCTACGAGTGAAACTAATGCTAAGACATCGGAAACCAACGCTAAAGCATCTGAGACCGCCGCGAGCGCAAGCGAGACCAACGCTGCACAGTCTGAAACAGACGCAAAGGCCCATATGGATGCTACGGCTACCAGTGCATCTAATGCAAAGGCTTCGGAAAATGCAAGTAAAACCTCTGAGACAAATGCTAAGGCAAGTGAGGTCAATGCAAAGACTTCGGAGACGAACGCTAAACAATCTTCCGTTGATTCCTCGAATAGTGCTGATTTATCCAAGAAATGGGCAGAGTCAAGTGATTCTCCCGATACGATGAATGATACAGATAGTACTACTGGCAAAACTCAATCGTCAAAATCATGGGCGTTATATGCGAAAGACCGTGCTATCAGTGCATATAGCTCTGAATCCAATGCCAAAGCGTCTGAAACCGCATCAAAGAGCTCTGAAACGAATGCTAAGACAAGCGAGACAAATGCTGCTGAGTCTGCATCCAACGCAAAAGCATCTGAAATTGCATCGAAAACATCTGAGACCAATGCAGCAACTAGTGCATCCGCTGCTAAGACATCGGAAGACAATGCAAGTACATCGAAATCCAATGCAAAGAACTCTGAAACCAACGCTAAATCTTACATGGACACGGCAAAGGAATACATGCAGAAAGCACAGGAAGCTCTTGCGGCGGCACAAGCGATTCAATCTATCGTCGATACAGCAAAGGCTAATGCAGAGAAATGTCTGGCTGACGTAGAAGCAGTAAGGGATTCATTAGCCAGGATGATTACCTATCAGGGTTCCGTTGATAATTACTCCGACTTGCCGACGAATCCACAGGTAGGCTATTCGTATAACGTGAAGAACGCCGACAAGGAACATGGTGTAAACGCAGGAGATAACGTTGTATGGAATGGTGAGGACTGGGATAACTTTGGCGGTACTATAGATATGTCCCTGTTTGCTGAACTTGGTAAGGATGCACGGTTTAATACTGTCACGGCAACGAGCTTTAAGGGACATTTAGTTGGGACAGCGGATAGGGCGACAAAAGCAGTAAATGACGGCAATGGCAATAACATCGTCGATACCTATGAAACCAAATCGGATAGTAATACAAAATTCAATGGAACAACATCGTATACAAATCGACTCCAGCGTAACAAGGATTACAAAGTCGGGGACATCGCCTATGACCCGAATCTCCCAAGCTGGGCATATTTAGAGTGTATTACAGCTGGCACAACTGGAGATACTGAGCCAGACTTCTCTTCTGTGTCCTCTACGGGGGGGCAGTGATAAACGATGGAAGTACACAGTTCATCGTGAGAGTTATCTCTTCGCAAGCATATGTAGATACATTAACT